TTTGAATAATAGTTCTTTGTGTTGTGATTCTAAATTATCTAGAGCTTTTTCTCTAATGGCTTGTAATTGTTGTAGAATATCTTGTGCCACATTAAACTGTAGGTAATGTTATTGGTTGTTGTGGAAATTCTCCAAGAGCTTGTGTGTTAGTTTCAATTTCAGCATCTATTACTACTAACTTCTCATCATCATCAATTACAGTTCTAGCAATTTGTTTATCTAATTCTTTAGTGAATGTAGATGATTTAATATTACTTGCTTTAGCTTGTTGTAATAATTCTAAATCTGTTGCCCAGTCTCTAATATCAAAAGTTTCTGGATATTTTATTTGACCATCAAATATTGTTTCTTGCCATTGAGCATATAATCTCCAAATTTGTTCTTCAGCTAATTCCATCAATTTTGATTTTTGAGATAGTCTAGCATTTAATAATTCAAATTCAGTTCTTAGTGCAATACCAGAAGCAACTCTTTCGCTTGTTGCTCTAATAGAACCTACGTGGCTTAATCTATTTATTGCATCAACCTTATTTGCTATTGATTTTAATACACCATCTAAATTACTTCCACTTGGTTGTAATATGTATGGTTTTAAGTTTGCATCAATGTTATCAGGAATTTCAATTATAGAACCTGCACCAGCACCAGCATCAGTATCTCTTGTTTTAACTAATGATGGGTGATTTGATAATCTAATAATTTGTTCTATTTCAGATAGCTCGTTATAAATTGCTTTTTGTAAATCAGCTACATCTGTTAAATCAGAAATACCAACTGCTCTCATTGGTGATCTTTGATTATATAAAATAACTGCTGGTATTTTTCCTATTGGATTTTCTAATGTTTGAGTTATTTTAGGTTCATCTCTATTATTTGTTGATAAGAAAACACAATCAACTCTGTCCTCGTACCAAATTTTATAGTACTCACCATTTTGATCTATTGATTCTCTAATTTTTAAATATTCTAAATAGTAATAACCAGATTCATTTCTTCTATAATTCCAATCAATAACATTTTCAGGAGTATAAATATTTAAATATGGTCTTATTCCTTGATCTAATTCTTCTGCTCTTGTCATTACATTTGTTGATGGCTTATCTAATAATAACCAAGTATGTCCATAAACACTTGCATAAGTTTGTGCTTCACGCATTAAACTATTAAATGATCTTCCTTCTAAATCAGCATCTTGTAAAAAATATTGAACTGTTGCATCTTGTTCTAATGCACCTAATTCTCTAGTGGGTAATACTCTAAATAAAAATGATGAATAAATATCTATTACATTACGACAATGATTGTCTAATGGTGTGTAAGATAATCTTTTAAAATATTCTGATTCTAACTCTAATTGATATGCTTGTAAAAACTTACCATCTTGAAACTCTTTGCCACCTAAATAACTTCTTATAAAGTATTCCCATCTAGGCATCATACCTTTATAAAATTGATGTTGTTGTTCTATGTCTTGTCTTGTGTATGCCATTATGAAAATCTCTTAGGTGTTGATTTAGGTAAGTTTGAAGTAATTGGAAATAAATAATCTATTGCGTAACCTAGTGCATCAGTCATATGATCGTAACCATTATTTTTTTCTGGTTGATTTGTACCTTCTTTATAGACTTGTTTCATTAAACTATTTATTAGTGTTTTACAAGAATGATCTATAAATATAGATCGCTTTCCGTCAAAACTTTTTAATTTTGAATTAACAGCGTTAATCCTATCCCTTATTAAAGGGTGACTAGACTTACATTTAACATTAAGCCCAGCATTTTGCAATATAGTTAAGTCGGTTCTTCCACCTGCTGATGTTTTGCGTTGCCTACTAGCTGGATCAGGATATATAACTATCTTTTGTTTTGGGTACCTACTAAACAATTCATCAATAAATTCATCAGTATTTGAACTGTAAATAACTATCTCATCAAATACTTCTACAACATTGTTTTTAATATGAAATAAACAAGCACTCATCGGGTCAATGTTAAAGTCCATACCCAAGTGAATGACAGCATCTTTATCATATTTACATTCTTTAATATTTTCTTCTCTATTAAAATTGTAATAAACAACTCCAGCATAAGTTTCAAATGATGCTAAATATTCTTGTCTAAATGTTCTCTCATCTAAATCTTTTTTAGCTTGTTCAATTTCAGCTTGTTCTACTTGCCCACCCTCTAGTGTAGTATATTTAAAAGACTTCCATTCTTTATCATCACCCAATCCTCTTTGATAAATATTATATGACCAGCTACCAAATCCTCTAGGTGTGCCAGTAAATAATACGTGTCCGTTTACGTGTTTATCAGATATGGTTGGTCTTAATACTTCAGTCCACGCTTCTTCTGGAATGTCTGCAAACTCGTCCATAACTAAAAAGTTTAATCCTACTCCTCTTAAATTATCTGGAGATTTATCGGCACCCTTTAAACTTATTTGACAACCATTTTTAAGTATTAATGTTAAATCAGATTCATTAGTATATTTTACCCATCTACAATCAGTAACCTTTTTCTTTAATGGCTTCCACATTATTTCCTTACTCATTCGGTAGGTTGGACTTACATAGAATATCTTTCCATTTTTATTTCGTGAAGCAAACCTTAATAGTTCGTACATAGCTAAATGGGTTTTGCCAAACCTTCTACCAGTAATTAAAACTCTGAATCTATTTGGACAAGTGAATACAGCTTTTTGTGCCTCGCTGAATGACATTATTTTTTACTGTTAAGACTTGCTCTTAATTGCATTATTTCAATATTCTTAACTTGTAAATCTTCCTCTAAAAAAGCAATATGTCTTTTTAAATCATTAATTAAATTATCTAATTCTTGTGATGTTTTAATTTCTTTATTAACCATTGATTTAGTTTTTTTTCTTCCACACATACATTCTGCCATTATTTTTTTTTATTCTGGTAAATTCTTAAATACCTTCTGCCTAAAGCTACTGCTTCAGATTTACTTTTTCCTCTATAACCCCACGCTTCTAGTGATAGTTTTAATCTAGTTTTTCTGCCTTTATTATCAAATAATCTTCCTTGACTGCTACCCATTCTTACCAAGAATGAACCTTTGCGTCTATATTCAGTTAAAGTATCTGGTCTAGTTCTTACTGGTGGTCTTAAATTGCTTCCAGTAGCTCTATTAATTTTTGCTCTACCTGAAGCTGACAATCCACCTCTTGGATTTTTGTCTGATTTAGTTAGTCTATATCTTCTCATATTTCTTTAGGTTTAAACTTACTGGTGCTTGTTTTTTAACTTTTAAATTATGCCTTTTCATTAATAACTTAACAACACAATCATTACACGCTTTAATTCTTTGTTCCAGTTTATTAATTATAGGTCTTAGGCAAAATATACATTTCATAAAATATCATCTATAGGTAGTGGACTATAATCCTCTCCAACATTTTGATCGTTTTGACCAAGTATCTGTTTGCCAAGCCAAATTAACATAGTTGTATTACCCTTCATAGCTACATCAAATTGTTTCTTTCTAAGTCTAATTTTTCCTTCTGACTTTCCTTTTGCTATTTCTGCTGAATAATTATTTGTAAGGGTATTTCTATCACATTTAAAAAAATGTGCCATTTCATCTAAAGTACAATGGAATAATGCTAATTTATATACTTCTTCTCTGTCAAGAACGACAGATGGCCTACCAGCTTTTTTCTTTTGTTCGTTTTCCATAATTAACCGATAATGTAATCGTAAATATGGCTATTATTACTTTTTAAGTGATTTGTAAAGAAACTCTAATAGATTCTGATTTTGATATAGTATGTGGCATATACCATTAGCTAATGAATTACAGGTTATTTCTTCAGCTTTAGCTGGTAAATCTATTTTATATTCATCGTGAATTAAATGGAATATCTCGTGAAGTAGTGTGTTACTCATTTCAATGTTATCTAATGATTTATCTATAGTCATAGTGTTTTTGTCTGAGTCAAATTCACCGAAAATCTTTTTCTTAGATGCTATTTCTTTATCAATGTATTCTAACTTAACCAGTCTGCTTCCAAAGACTATTTCGTTAGGTAAACTCATCTTCTTTTAAGTTTTTTGGCTATATAAAGGTTTTTAACAAGACTTGTTTTTTTGCCAAACTTTTGACCAGCAGAACGTCTGGCTTTTTTATATGATTTAGACTTAGTATTAAATGGTTTTGGGTTACCATATTTAGCAGGTCTTTTTCTTTCCCATACAGGTTTTTTCATTTTTTCTTTTTTGATTTTTTAGGTTTATAAACTCTATAACTACCTTTTGCTTTTTGTGGTGTTATGAGAACACTTACTGATGTTGATGTAGTTTCATTTGCCATTTTTTAATCTTTTATTGCGTTGTTTGATAAAATGATTCCAGATTAATTTATCCAATAAGCTGTTGATTTTTATAAGTATTTTAATCATAGAATGTTTTTATATTTAATTAGTATTTGTTTAACATGATTTGTATATTCAATGCTAGTACTAAAATTATCTAATTTATCTGCTAGTTTCATTGGATCTTTTGTTTTGTTTCTCAAATATCTAAATTCTTTATAGTGGTGGTTATTGTTAAGTATTGAAATATAATCTCTTACAGATTTACATTTCGTTGAATAAGTTTTAACTCGCCAATTTATTGATTCGTGTTGTTTTAAAGGAAGCATACCATTTTTACTCCATACTCTTACGCCAAATAGATTATTGCCTTCCTTAGCAAATCTTGAAGTACCGAAATTACTTTCAACTATGCTTTGTGCAATAATTAATGATGTTGGTATATGTTGGTCCTTAGTTAAATCTAAGTTTATATAAGCAATACATTTTTGCATTGATAAAATAAACTTATCTGTAGAGCTGTTATCTACTTTTGGTTCAAAGAAACCTATTTTTTTTATGTGATTGATTGTGTCTTGGCGAATTTTATCTTTAGTATAGTCATTAGGAAAATATGTTCCTATCAAAAATATTAAAAATAAAAACAAACCTATTAAGCAATAGTCGTAGATTTTCTGCGACAGAACTTTCATATTCATTTTTATAGCTGGTTAGCGATAACCTTCCAGCAATAATGCCTATCTTTGATTAGATTTATTCTTCGTCAGAATCTTCTTCATCTGACATATCAAGATCATCTTCATCTTGATCGTATGAATCTTCTTCTTCATATTCATCAAGTGATGCCTCTATTTTGTCTCTGATCTTTGCGTTTAAGTCATCTGCCTTATCCAACAACTTTAATATTTGCTCTAGTGTTTTATCCATAGCAATTACTCCATTTTAGGTTAGGTTTTTCTCAATAGATTAATAGTTAAACTATTGCAATATATAAATTATTAAAATGATTTGTGAAATTAATACACAATAATAAGTTATTGTTTTCTATACCTTATTTATTAAATCCTTAATTTCTTTGGACTTAATTTCGCTTCCAACCTGAACTAATTTCATACCGTAGTTATTAGTTTTCATATTATTCCAATCAATATCTTTTCTGCGAATTAATTTAGTATCAAATTTCTTCCATTGATGAGCAACTACGTGTTGTGGTCTTTTAAATCTTCTGTCGGTTTTAACTACTCTTGGCCAAAGTCTTTCCAAAGCTCTAGCCATTTTTAATCTTCCATCACCTTTATACAACTCAGAAGCGTTTCCACCCTTCATTGTCATTGTAGCCATTTTATCAATTAAAAATATATTCATTAAAACAGTACACAACCCACCAGATAAAACTTGTAAGCATAAATCAGTATCTTCATTATATCTTCCTCTCCATCTGTAAGGTAATTTGTTGTCTATAAGCAAACTAGAATAAACGTGGTTGTTTAAATAAAATGGTGGAATTTTATTAATTGCAAAACAAGTATAATTTAATCCTGAAATTCCTATATTTTCGTATCTGTCAGTAAAATCCTCGGTTATTATAAATGCTTTGTTTGCATTACATTTTAATCTTTTGCCATAATGTAATCTTCTAATACATCTAATATTGTCATCTAATATCCAATGTCTTTTATGACCTTCCTTAATTGAGTGTTCCCAGCACCAATTTCTAGCTGGAATAGAACCTAGACCTAAGTTTTGAAATGGAAGTGTTAAAACTCTATGTTCACCAAATCTTGCTACATATTCAATTTTTTCTTGTGGTTCTACAACTAATTTAAAATCAACTTTATCTTCAATCAAGAACTTTGCAGTTAAACAATTTTCATATCTACCCTTTGAAATTACATAAATAGGGTATTTTGGCTTATTCATATTTAACTGATTTTAAATCTTCCTTTTCTTTAAGTGGCCACCAAACACTCCAAGTCCTACCTTTTTCTTTTCCTTGAGGTATTTTAGCCATATCGCAAAAAGATTTTCTATCTTCTTCAGTTTTAAAAATTACTGTGTATTTAATATAATGGTCCTTAGGAACATAATCTGGCATACCAACCCATTCGGCTGCCTCATTAATATCATTAATCTCGTGCTGTGGTCTTGTTACCATAACTAAATTAGCTAACATCATTTTGTCATAACCAGTTCCAACCAAACCATCTTTATCTTTAACTTCTTTTAATAGTTCGCTAAGTTTTCTGTCGTCAATTTCAGCAAGTTTTCCTATTTCATTATTACCAGTTAAAATTTTTAATGCTTGTGGACTATCAGAATCTATATCAAGTTTAATAACTGGAACTTCTTTAAGTTTAAGTTTATGACAAGCTGATACAACCCCATGTCCATCTAAAATTGTATAGTCTTTTGCCACGACTACATTTCTATAAAATCCGTGTTGCGTAATTGATTTTGCTAAGTGTTCTAATTGATCGTCTAAGTGTACCTTATAATGCTTAGGGTGAGGTTTAAGTTTAATTAATTGTACTGGTTCTGCTTTTGTACTTAAAAATGAATCAACGATTGGTTCTGAATCTCTTAATATGTTTTCTAATTCAATATCATCAAATCCAAAGTTTTTAATTTCAAAGTTTTCATTTTCT